TTAAACATAAAGGATAAAGACATGACTGATAAAAAAGACGTAAAAGATTTAATTCAACAAGAAGAAACTCATTTAAATAATCTATTAGAACAAAACGATCTTACTGATTTTAAAGGTATGGTTGATGAACTTCGTGACACTTGGAGTAAAAAACAAATGTTTCGAACAGAGACTGAAGCTAGATTTTCTGTATTACAAGACAATCGTTATCCAACTAAAGCTGCAAAATATTGGCAGTGTGTTAGAGAACAAGCAAGTTACTTAGATAACTTAATGACATTATCTTTTGACTACAGAAGAAACGAAGCAAAGATTAAATGGTTAGAAAAAAAAACTGAGTCTGAACAAGATGAATATAAACTAACTAAATATCAAATTGATTTAGATGAAGCTAAATTTGGTAAGGCCTCTATGGAGAAAACTGCCAAGCATAGAATGAGAGAAATTAAAATGTGGTCTAATTTAAAAGGTGAATTCAATGATGGATCTTTTAATGACAAAGATGTTAATCAACATCAATTAGAATCTTATGGTATGCAATATCATGAGAAAGCAAAATCTTTAAATGCAAACTCATCAGAAGCTGAAGTGTTTAACATTATGGGACAACTTCAATCGTTACAAAGAATTAAAAAATCAGGTGAATTAGAAAACAATACAGAAAAGAAAGAACAAATTACTCAAGATGGGAACATCAAATATTAATTTTGACTTTGTATTTTTAGGTCAATCAGTTTTAAAATATCAAGTACCCTTAGATATTTTTAGTGCTATTAATCAAATTTATGAACAGAACTTTCATAACCTCGCACCTGCTAATAAACAGTTAGTAGGTAAGATAGAGAATGAACACTCTTTATTTTACAATGGTCAAGATCAATCCAAGATGAAAAATCACAATATATTACCAAGAAATGTAACTGATTACTTCATGACTGTATTTAAACACTATCTAGCCTTTAATAAGATTAAGGATTATGATACTCATCTAAATTCTATTTGGGTTAATGAAATGAAAGCACATGAATACAATCCTGCACATATTCATAGAGGTATGTTGTTCACAGGTTTATCAAGTGTTATGATTTTAAAAATGCCATCAACTTTTGGTAAAGAATATTCTAATGATGCTATACCACAAAATGGTAGATTACAAATACTAGGTGCAAGTAATGGTCAGTTTGCAAAAATAGATTATCAACCGCCAATGGACCTTAGAGATTTTTATGTGTTTCCTTATGATATGAGACACTGTGTATATCCATTTAATGGAACTAATGAGACAAGAAGAACACTAGCTGCAAACTGTGATGTACAGTTTGATCCAATTAAAAATAGAGGAGCAACATGATAACAGAACCAAGATGGAGATCGTTTATAGTAGAAACTACTCAGCCAATCTTTACACCTGAACAATGTAAAATGATTATTGAAGCTGGAAGAGAAGAACCTAAACAAGATGCTGCAGTTGGAAATTCTAAAGGAATTAAAGGAGGAGTAATAGATACTAAAACTAGAACTTCACATATTAGTTGGATACCGTTTAAGAAAATGGCGGATATGTACAAAGATATTGAAAAGATTATGAAGACAACTAATGGTAATCATTTTGGTTTTGATGGAATGACATTAACTGAACCTGCACAATACACAGAGTATCCCGAAGGAGGGTTCTATGATTGGCATGTTGATAATGATGTGAACATGGCTCATGAACCACCAGTGCGAAAAATATCCATGACTTGTTTGTTGTCTCCAGAAAATGAATTTGAAGGTGGAGATTTAGAATTAATGAGTGAGGGTAAAACTGCAAAACTTAAACAAGGACAAGCTATATTTTTTGCTTCATTTATAAGACATAGAGTCAAGCCAGTTATACGGGGTAGAAGACAATCACTTGTTATGTGGTTTGGAGGAACACCATTTAAATGATTAGAGAATTACATTTTCCAACACCTATCTATATTTTTGATCACAATGACCCTTCTTTAAATGTTCAATTAGAAAAAGATATATTAAATTGGATGAATCAAGATAAAGGGGTAACCAGAACTAATGTTAAAGGTTGGCATTCAACAACTGATATGCATACAAGACCAGAGTTTGCAAGATTAACAAAAGCTTTACATGAAGCACAATTAAAAATATATGGTGAAGAACATTTAGATAGTGAACCTTTTTTAGGAAATATGTGGGCCAATGTAAATCCCCCAGGTGGAATGAATAGAGCTCATATGCATCCTAATTGTTTGTGGTCTGGTGTTTATTATGTTAAAGCTCCTAAAAACTCTGGACATTTAAAAATAGATGATCCAAGAGCAGCAGCTTCTATGTGTAGACCTAAAATGAGACCTAGATTAAATCATCCAGATACATCACCTACAAGATTATGGAGAGAACATCATTATGAGCCTATTGCTGGAAGATGCATTATGTTTCCTGCTTGGTTAGTGCATTGTGTAGATCCTAATGAGTCTAATGATATGAGAATATCTGTGTCGTTTAACTTTTTACAAAAGACGATGTTTGTATAATGTTTAATAAATATCAAATAATCAAAAGTGCAGTTAACTATGAGTTAGCTAATTTTATATTTAACTACTTCCTACTTAAACGAGATGCAGTTAAATGGATGTATAACAATAATATAGTTCATGATAATGGGATGTTTGGAACGTGGACTGATAAACAAATACCAAACACTTACTCTCATTATGCAGACCCTGTAATGGAGACCTTATTAGTTAAAGTATTACCTGTCATGGCACAGAAAACGGGACTACAGTTAGTCCCCACTTATTCATATGCAAGAATTTACAAGAACGGAGACACGCTTCATAGACACAAAGACAGACCAAGCTGTGAAATATCTACGACGATAAACTTGGGTGGTGAGCCGTGGCCTATATTTATAGATGGTACAGGAGCAGATAATGTTATCAATGAAAGACAAAATATTGTTAAACCCGGTGCACCAATTGGTACAAAAGTCCTGCTTGAAGTAGGAGATATGCTAGTATATAGTGGATGTGAATTAGAACATTGGAGAGAACCTTTTGAAGGAACTACTTGCGGACAAGTATTTCTTCATTATAACCATGTAAATGGTCCTTTTGCAGAAAAGAATAGGTTTGACAAAAGGCCAATGTTAGGTGTTCCACCAATGAGGAATACATAAATGGAGTTATATGTTACAAAAATTAGGTTTTGCACCAGGGTTCAACAAGCAAGTCACAGAGACCGGGGCCGAGGGACAATGGTTTGACGGAGACTTTGTACGTTTTAGATATGGTTCACCGGAAAAAATAGGTGGCTGGGCTCAATTAGGAGAATCTAAATTAACCGGTGCAGCAAGAGCTCTTCATCATTGGGATGATAACGCTGGTGTTAAGTATGCAGCAATAGGAACCAATAGAATTTTATACGTATATTCTGGTGGTCTTTATTACGACATTCATCCTATTAGAACTACTTTAACAGGAGCTAATTTTACAAGTACATCAAGTAGCCGAACTGTTACAATAACTTGTACAGGCAATCACGGTTTGGCAGAAGATGATATTGTATTGTTTGATTCTGTTACTGGATTAAGTGGTTCTACTTTTACAAACGCTACGTTTGAAGATGAAAAATTTATGGTTACATCTGTACCAAGTGGTACAACTTTTACAATTACAATGGATACCAATGAAGCCGGTACTCCTTTAAGCACTGCAGGATCAACTTCTGTTCTTTGTTATTATACTGTAGGACCCGCTCAACAACTTGGAGGTTTTGGTTGGGGTGCAGGTTTATTTGGTGGTACGTCTATTGGTCCTTCAGCAACAACTTTACAAACAGCTTTAACAAATACTACGGGAACAACTATAGTTTTAAATAGTAGCTCAGCGTTTCCGGCAGCAGGGACAATACAGATAGGTTCTGAATTTATTTCTTACACAAATAATAATACAACTACTAATACTTTAACTGGTGGTGCTAGGGGAGTTGACGGGACTACTGCTGCAACCCATAGTGCTGGAGTTACGGTAACTAACGTTACTGGTTATAATGGATGGGGAGATCCTGCTTCTTCTGATTTTACTATTGATCCTGGTTTATGGGTCTTGGATAACTATGGTACAAAACTTATTGCACTTATCTATAACGATAAATGTTTTGAATGGGATGCATCTGCTGTAAATGCAACGGCAAACAGAGCAACCGTATTACCCAATGCACCGACAGCATCACGTCATGTATTAGTTTCAACTCCAGACAGACACTTAGTATTTTTTGGAACTGAAACTACTGTTGGGGATCCGACTACTAAAGACGATATGTTTATTAGATTCTCGGACCAGGAAAGTATTGATCAAACAGATTCATATACAGTACGGGCTGAAAACACAGCAGGTACACAGAGATTAGCCGATGGTTCTAAAATTATGGGGGCTATTAAAGGTAGGGACGCAATTTATGTGTGGACCGATACTGCATTGTTTTTAATGAGATTCGTTGGAGCACCTTTTACGTTCTCCTTTGAACAAGTAGGGACTAACTGTGGATTGTTTGGTAAAAATGCAGCAGTAGAAGTTGATGGGTCTTCTTATTGGATGTCAGAAAATGGTTTCTTTACTTACGATGGACAGTTAAAATCTATGCCTTGTCTTGTTGAAGATTACGTTTATGATAGTATCAATGATACATCTCGTGATTTAATTAACTGTGGACTAAACAATTTATTTGGTGAAATAAATTGGTTTTATTGTAGTGAGGGTTCTAATGCAGTTGATCGAGTGGTGACATATAATTATTTAGATTCATCAGCAAAACAACCTATATGGACTACAGGTAGTTTAGATAGGACAGCATGGCAAGATTCCTCTGTATTTAACAAACCTCACGCAACTTACTATACTTCTACCGATGATGATTCTTTCGATGTTACTGGTAATACTGATGGTATTACTATATACTATAATCAGGAAACAGGGACCGACCAAGTAAATGCAGGGGGAGTTGTGACAGCTATCCAAGCAAACATATTATCAGGTGATTTTGACATCACTCAAAAAAGAAGTAATACAGGTCAAGCTGTGGGAACACCGGACCTTAGAGGAGATGGTGAATACATTATGAGAATCAGCAGATTTATACCAGATTTTATAAATCAAACCGGTACTACTCAAGTTAGTTTTACAACTAGGGCTTACCCTAACAGTACACCTATCACTACAGATTTTCCAATTGATTCAACTACTACTTTTAAAAGCACTAGAATTAGAGCGAGATCTATTGCATTAAAAGTTTCTAACACAGGATCTAATCAAGACTGGAAGCTCGGTACATTTAGATTAGATGTTGCACCAGGAGGAATGAGATAATGGTAGCTTTTTATAATCAAGGGGATCAAAATATATATAAAGATTTTCAATATGTTCCTCAAGAAAAATATAGGTTAGGTTTTACGGCACCTGTTCAAGGTGGAGGACAAGATGCATCTACACCTTCTTTTGGTATACCTAATACAAATGCTTTTACAAATAGTGGTGGTAACAACTCTTATTCTGGTCCAACTAGTAATTTAATAAATAATTTTAACGCCATTAACCAAGATAAATATTTTAATAGTTTACCTACACCTAATGTAGATGCTCTAGATCAATCTATGAGAGATAAAACTTTTATGGGTATGAGAAGCTATAACGAAAATCAAGATGTAAATCCTGTGGACGCTGGAGAATACTTAGCATCGGGTCAAGATATACCTACAGATTTTAGTCCAACAATGGCAGGAAGGGTACAAGAAACTTTAGGTAAAAGTAAAGATTTAATTGGTAAAGGTGCAGGGATGGCTTTTAATGCTGCTATAGGTATACCGGGTTTATCGTATGCACTAGGAAAAATGGATAAATTTAATACCTTACCAGCAATGGATAGAGAATTTATTAACCAAAATAAATATTACACAGGTCCAACAGTATTTGGTGAAAATGCATCAGGATTAGGTAAAGATCCTTACGGGATTAATGTAAGATCTGCTTTGGGAAACTATGGTGCATATGTAGATAAAATGGCTGCAGGTTATAAAGATATAACTGACGAAGAGTTTGAAAAATTATCAAATTTTCAAAAAACAAAAATAGGTTTTTATAGAGAAAAAGCAAAACAAAGAGCTATAGATTTAGAGATAGCACAATCGGAAGCTGCTGCTTTAAATGACAGAGCTACTAACCAAGGTTTTCAAAAAGCAATGGCACAAGGTGATGCTTTTTATGATGGTTTAAATCGTGGCCAAGGTGCCAGTGTATCTAAAGAATCTAGAGAAAATGCTGGACCAGGATTTAGTGGTAGTGGTACTGCTGCTGAAATGGGTTCTTTCGCTAAAGGTGGTAGAGCCGGATACTTCTTTGGTGGTAGAGTAAATTTTAAAAACGGAGGACTAGCAAGTATTTTATAATGGCGAAGATTGTACAATCATTAACTAGAGCAGCTAAAGAATATGAACAAAAAAATATACAATCATTGATCAGGGATCTTGATGGTATTATTACAAAATTAAATTCTTCTTTTCAGGAAGAAGTAAAACAGGAGATAGAAGCTAAGAGTTTCTTTTTAGAATAATGGGAAAAGTATACGACGAATTTGAACAACTAAGTATGGGTGGAAATGGTAAAGCACCAGTAGGTTTTGCTGAAGCTGTTTACCAAGCAAACATAAACGACAGGTTAAAAAATATGCCTGGTTTAAAAGAACATTTTGATAATACAAAACACTTAGCGTCTTTTAGTTCAGGCGATACTGAAGATGCTAGAAAATATAATTTATTAAGTGGTATGGATTATGCAAAAATGACAGATAGAGGATTTTTTGAATCTCTTCCAGATGGTTTAGCTTATGCAATAATAGATTCTATGAAAAATAAAGACCAAGATTTTTTTGATATGGAGGGAGGTATAGGTGATTTTATTAGAAACATGAAAGGCATTGCAATAGAAACAGATACCAACCCTTTTGGAAAATTTTTTTCCAAAGAAGAATCAGAAAAACTTATTAAAGAATATAATGATAAAATGAAAACAAAAAAAGCTGGAGGGGGCATAGTTAGTCTTTTATAATAATGGCAGTAGTAAACCAATATAAATTTAAAGGGATAGACAACAGCACATCAGGTAGTGCTTTGGTTCCGTTTGGAACAGGTAACCCTTTAGTTAATGAAACTATAATTATTAAATCCTTGCTTGTTACATCGGCTGGTACACCAACGGTCACTGTTACAAACAATAGTATTACAGCCCTTAAATCAGCAGCACTTACCGCTAATGTTACAACAGAATTATTAACCCAACCTTTAATAGTAGAAGGTGGTAGTTCTTTTACGATACAATCTAGTACCACAGATTCATTCGACATAGCTATAAGTTATTTAAACATAAACAAAAGTAAGGTGGATTAATGGAAGTATATAATGCTAAGGTAGAAGAGACCTACAGACACAAGGAGACGGGTGAGGTTTTTAAGACAAGAAAAGACTGGGAAGCTAAAGGTTTTAAAGCAGAAGAGATGGCACAGGACGTAAAAGTTATCATGCCTACTCTTGATTTGTTTAGTAAAACCAAGTAGAACAGATAAACTAGGATTAAATTATGGCAATTTCAAGAATGCAACAACCAAGACAGATGTACAATCGGGGTATGATGGTTCATGACCCTAGACAAGCCTATGGTTTAGGTGGTTTTATTAAGAAAGCTGTTCGTGGTGTTAAGAAAAT